CTTTCTAGAACCATTCTATACCAAATCGTTACGAATTGCAACAGAATTAACGATTCACATTGTCCCGGTTCGCTGGCCTGGCCCCAACCGTTTGCGTATCTGCCATAGTTGCGGCGGATATTGCGGACGGTATCGTTCGGGGCGCCGGAATCGCACCTGTAGCGCTCTATCCATCAAGCGCGCTCTTACGTCCTGCGGCCTGATACTGGGCGGGTTCGAGTGATTGCTGCTACCGCTGTATCCGCCATAGCTGCCGCCGCCGAAATAGCGATTACCACCATACCGACTGCTGGTATTTTTCTGGTAGTCGCTATCTCCACCATACCACCAATCCAAAAATTCACTGTACTGCGGGTACTGCTCAAAAAACACTTTTTTCTGCTCTTTGTTCATGCCGGCATCGTATTGCATATGGATATTCCAGATGTCGGGCTGTCCATCGCTGCCATTGCCGAATCGCTCGCGCGCTGCCCAAAAATCATCGCCGTAATCATACCCCTCACTATCTTCAGCACCGCGGCCTTTTACCCAGGCGTCCATGACTTTTGTCCAAGGATTTTGGCGGAAGTATTCATCCCGCGCGGCTCGGCTGCCCTCGGGGTCGTCGTTGTTCCATGCGGGGATGTTCGCCCATTCCTGCCAGGGGTCGCTGCCCTGGCGTCCGAACAGTTCGCGCCCTTCTGCATAAGCCTCGGGCTCATACGCTGCGATGTTCATGGCCCGAACGATTGGGTTTTGTTCTCTAAATGTGGCGCGCTGTTGGCCTTTGGGTGTGTCTAGATACGACTCCCACAGCGCCACACCCTCTTGGCCATAGGCTTGCGTAACAGACTGCTGGCGTTGTCGATAATCGCTGACGCCTGCCCGTTCGCCGCTGGTCCAGTAGCCGCCGCCTCCCTCATCATCGCCATACCACCAATCGTTGAATGCTTCCAACTCAGGATGGGCGTTATAGTATGCACGTTTTTTGTCTCTGTCCCAGCGTGAATCGTAGCCCGCTACTACTTGCCAAATGTTTTCGCCAAACTGCTCCATGGCCGCCGCGTAGTCCGCCCCACCGTCCTTGTGCCCTTCAGGGTGGTTGGCGCCCGGACGCCCATACTGCCAGGCCTGCATGTGAGTCAGCATAGGATTCTCCTCTCGGAAATCTTTACGCTGTTGGCCTTTGGGCAAGTCGTAATAGGCCGATAGCAGATCCACGCCCTCTTGCCCAAACTGTTGGCGTATTCTCTCCTGACTCTCCGCAAACGCCGCGTAGCCCGGATTATTCGCCTGCTGAAATGCTTCGTTGTCAGACTGGTAGTCCGCCGCGCTGCGCCCGGTGCTCCACGCCTCCCCCACTGTCACCGGATTGCCATTTTCGTCTGTATACGCTATTTCCCCATCATTCTCCAGAGACTCGTCTACTTCTGCCGCACTGCCCAGCACGTCCCAGCCGGGCGGCTGGGGTTGTGGTCCCTGTGTTGGCCGTGGCTGCGGTCCCTGGATGGGCTCGGTGGGTTGCTGTGACTGGCCACCCGCAGCAAAGAGCGCGGATGTGTCCCAATCGGCTGGGCGCGGCTGGGGCCCTTGCATCTGCTGATTGCCGCCCGTAACAAAACCGCCCTGCTGTGGGTTAAACGGGGACATAGCCAGCGACGGATCGCCCACCTGCGGCCGTGGCCCCTGCTGTTCCTGCGCCCACAACTGTTCTTGCGTGGGCCCGCTGTACTCCAAATCCGACAATTCATAGAACCATGACTTGAACGGCCCATAGGTGGGGTACTTGTCATAGAATGCGGCTTTCTGCTCGCTACTCCATTCAGTATCATATTGGCGATGGGCATCCCAAATACCATCTCCAAATAGCGCCTTGCCCTCTTCGTATTCAGAACCATAGGACGGACGCATTGTGTATGGCGTGCCCTCCGGCTTCGGTCGCCCGTCCACCCACATTTTGACATGGTAGGCGTCAGGGTTTCGGGCGTAATAGTCATTCACCATTGCATTATGTTCGTCGTTCCCTTGGAGATACGATGGGGCATCTGCATACGACTGTAGCGCCGCATCCCCGAATTGACGCTGCATTTCGTCGTACATGTCGGGATTGTCCGCCGCCAGAAAGAGCAGCTTCATTTCGGGGTGCTCGGCCCGATACTGCGCTTGTGCATCGTCCTGATCACCCGGAATAGCCCGATAGCGCCGGTACGTTTTGACGCCTTCTTCCCCGAATCGGGATTCAATGTTGGCTGCTTGTTGACGCCGTTCGGCTGCTGTAACGCGCCGCTCGGCCTCCTGGCCCTGCGCCCACATGTATTCGTTTGGCCCTGCGTAGCGGTTGCGGTCGTAGAATAATAAGTCTTCGGCGCTCATGTCTTCGGCGCCGGCCGGGAAGCGAGACGTACCATAGCCCGTCCCCGCCAACATGCCACCACCCAGCACATTTTCTGCAATGCGTAGCTGCTCCTGCTCATACTCTGCTTTTGCAGCGTAGTAGTCGGCCATCTGCTCCGGCGTAGCCCCTTCGCCCGGATGCTCAGGCTTGCCCGGCATGGTGCGAATGCTGCGCGCGAATGTATCCAGCTGGTACATAGACTCTTCGCGCGGATTCATGCCGCGTGTCGGGTCGTAGTCTCCATCCGCATAATCCATTGACGGATAGCGCGACTCGTTTACGAAGTCTACAATGTCACTTGTATTCGGCTCGGGGTTACTTGCCAAGAAATCATCCACCGCATCCCCGCCTACTGCATCCCGCGCCGCTTCCATCATGGCATTGGTTTTCACCTGCCACACATCTTCACTTTCTGCGGTCGGATTTGCAGCCAGATACTCTTCTGCCGCGCGCTGGGACACATCATACATGTAATCGCGCGCATCGCCCGCCATGCGATTGACAGCATCCACGCCCGGACGATTGAATGTGTCAGACTCTGGCGCCCCCGGAACTACGTCTGTGCGGCTCCAGTAGGGATATAGTTCGGGATTCTGCTCGCGGTACTCGGTTTTGGCCGCTTTACTGCCGTACTGGTTTTCTGGCCCATAGCCCAGCGTACGATACTGCTGCGCTTGTTCGCGTGCCTGCTGTTCCGCTTCCGTATATTGGTAAAACGGTAACCCGAGAATGAACGCACCCGCCACCGACAGAAGTCTGTCGTAGCCTGCATTCTGCGCAGACTCCTCATACGCTTGCCGTGCCCCGTCCGGCTCTTCCGGTAGCGGTCCCAGCCCGGAAACAACCTGGTACGCAATATCCTGCGCGAACTGTGCCAGCTGCGGCGTCAATTCACCCAATTGGGCGCGTGTAGCCAAATCGCGCGCCGTGCGGTAGAAGTCCCACTCATCACCACCGGACGGCAACCCCTCGCCCGTCAACATCTGTTTGGCGTAGTGAGCAATGCGGTACTGTGGTACAAAGTCGCCTGCTTGAATGCTTTCTGCGTTACCAGATAGCGCCTGGTACGCTGCATCGTAGGCAGGTAGCAGCCCGAATCCCATCATTTTAGCATTCTCTACAAAGCGCTGAATTCCGTTCTGCGCCTCTTCTGGCTTGGCGTATTCGTTCGTACCGTAAATGTCGAAGGGTAGAAGATATTTCATCGGATTACGCACCCGTAAATCTGTACCCGGTACGCCGATAGTGCCTTGCAGTCGCAAAGCATCCCCCTCTTGTTCCGCTGCCTGATTAACCGCGGTTTCCTGCTTGTAGTAGGCAACAGCCAGGCTCGGTTTCGTCACTGTGCGGCGCGCCCAGTTCATAGCGCTGCGCGTAAACCAGTAATGGTACGGAACGAACATAGACACCCAGGTGTCCATATTGCGCCGCTTGGCGAAATCCAGCATGGCGAAGTTGGCCGTATCCTCGCCCGCTTTGGTGGCGGCCGCCACCACGTCATCAAAGGCAGGCAGCATGCGCTTCAACTCATCCAGTGCGCGCAGCTTCTGCGCCTCTGACAACAACATGCCCTGCCCCGGCTGCATTATCTGCGGAAGTGCGTCTACTATCTTCTGGCGTACCTGTCGCAGTCCATTCAGGTAATAATCCGCCATTTCCCCAACTTCCGGCGCTTTCGTCATAGCGAGCTTGCGCGCTTCGTTGATTTCCTGCAATGTACGGCCCAAGTCCACCTGTCCATCCACCATTTCCGCCGCCAAGCCGAACCAATCAATGCCGGCCTGTCCCTCAGTTAGCGCGTACGGGTTGCCCTGTCGGTTCTCTGCCATCTGTCGCAGTACATCGTCATCCATGGCATACTGTGCACCCGCTTGCGCTGCATCGTCTCCGGCTTCAATGCGCGGTCCGGTGGAGGTAAATAGTTCATCAAGAATGCTTTGCGCTTCGGTGTCCACCTGTCCGGTGATAGCGTCGTAGTCCGTCACCACATGGTGCGGTACTTCGGGCATGGTCGACACAACATTTTCCGTACGCTGGCTGCCCGGTGTGCGGAACGTCATCACTTCGCCATCGGCCACCCGCCGCGCTTGTGCCATGCCGTCATCCCCGACGTGTATCAGTTGAAACTCGCCGCCCATGAACTCGTCAATCCAGCGCAGTGCGCTTTCTGTAGACTGTGCCAGTCCGTCAAGCACAATCTCCCTGGTGGCTGCGTTCCAGCGTGCCGCGGCCGCGTCAGCATACTCGTACCACGCCTGATTACGCAGATCAAAATATTCACCCCAGCCACGTGCACCCGCTAGCGCCTCATCCCGCAACGGTGCCAGATAGCCAGCCACCTGGGCGCCGAGTGCGTTTACGTCTCTCTCGGCAGACACAATAAAATCCATGGCCTCTTGGTTGGCAAAGCGCTTGAACGCTTGGAACGTGCGCGCTGTGTGGCTATCCACGTACTGACGAGATGCGTCAATGGCCCGTTGCCACGTCTGCCGGCCTTCGGTGGTGGCGCCCGGCTGCAATGCCCGATTGCGCATTACTTCCGCCTCATCCATACGCGCCGTGCGCTCCAGCCATTCCCAGGCGCCGCGGTTTTGTATCTGGGCAGGCTCACCGCGCTGCACCGCCATGATGTTCTGGCGCGCCGTGTCGGTAATCTCCTGCACCCGGTTGGGGAAATCGGCCCACTGTTGGCGCACGTTCTGGAAGTAGTCGCCCCATGTGTACACATCGTCGGGGTCCATGGCCTGCTCCGCCCACTGCGCGGCCGTATGACGAATGTTCTGCTTTAATTCGTGTATCTGCGCCCACACGTTGCCGATAATGGGCATAGCCTCAGTAGTGACGGCGCCCGCGGCCTCGTCCATCACCTGGCCCATGGCGAATGTTTCGGCCTCATTCGCCGTGCGCATTAGCTGTGTGGCTTCCTGCTGCGCTTGCGTCGGATCCACGCCCGCCCGCTCTGCCGTGCGCGTCATGTCATTGATTACATCCGCACCATCTTGGGCGCGCTCTGATTCGCTCCATGCGTAGCGTCCCGGCTGTGGTGGCGCCTCAGCCAAAATGCGCTGCCATGCGCCGGTTTCAGCCGTGAGCACCTCGTCAATTATGGCAGTGACTTCATCCAGGCCGCGCCCAGCGCTGCCCAACAGCACGTCGTAAATGGCTGTCATACCCTCTTGTGACAAGATGTCGTCAGGCACGCCCAATTCACGCAAGCTCACCTGCGCGCTTGCATTGTCTAGCACCCGGCGAAAATTGCGTACGATGGACTGCTTGTCCCCCGCTTTGCCCCAATCGATTATCAGATTGGTGAATGTGTTCACCATCTGCGGGTCAATGTTCAGTTCTTCTAACTTTGGCGCTAAATCGTACTGTACGCGCTTCTCCCAGCCGCGCCCAAAGTTTCGTTTGAACGACTCGGCAAATGCACGCAGACGAAAATTACTCTCACCCACCGGCAGACGTCCGGCGATGTCCACATTGCCTGTCCATATTTCGCTGCCCAGCTCAGATGCTGCTCCCAGCGGCTTTCCGATACCGGGAATATTGCGAAATAGCGACTGATTACGCTGCGCGCCATACGTACCCTCCGCGGTGGATGATATACCGCGTGCGAAGTCGTCGCCGCTAACAATCTCATTAAGCCATTGCGTAGGCAACGCACCCGCCTTGCGCGTGATGTCATCCACTAGACTCTTTGTTGGTGCGAACGTCATCACGCTGTCGGCGAACAGATGCGCATAGGCCGAGGCGCCATTGCGTATCCAGTGGCCCGGTCGCAAGTTCAACCACAGTTCGGACATGAGTGCGCGTTGTGTACTGTCACTCCAACGCAGCGCCTCTTCTGCCATATTTTTTTCTGTGGCCGCGCCGTGAATGGCTTGCGCCGCGCCGTATAGTGCGTCATCCGCCCCGGCTAGAAACTCCATGACGTTCAGCGGCCCATCGCCTTGCAGCGCGTCGAGGTTTAATAAATCGTCAGTCGCCTGCACCAGTGTATCCATGTTATCCAGTGCCTGCTGGTTGGCCACCACGCCCGCGCCAAATACGTTTTCTCCCTGCTGCGCCGCCTCCACCATGGCGGGAGAGGTAAGGCCCGATAGCCCTTCTATCAATTGTCGCGGTTGGGATGTCAGCGCATTAACGAGGACGCGCGCGTCCTCTTTGTTGGTGACGCCATTAAACAGATTACCCAGCGTCTGGAACCAGACGCTGGCCGCTTCCTGCGCGCGGCTGTCTGGTGTAGGATTCAGCGGATTGATATTACCCCACAGATTATTGGCTTGCGTGCCCTCCAGCGTGCCACCTGCTGCGCGCCACGCCTCTTGTGAATTGCGCAACGCTGTCTGTACCAGATCCGCGCCCTGTTCGGGATTGATTGCAAATAGTTCGTCAGCTTTGGCGGCCATACGCGCAGCCGGCGTGATCCTCGCTAATACGGCCAGCGGGTCAATCAAGTTAAGCGGATCCAAAACGATACTGAAACCAGCTTGAGCCCACGGGTTTTGATTTTCCTCCACCAAATCCAGTGGCGTTTTTTCTTCCAGTGCTTGCGCCTTGGCCCCGAGCTGTGACGCAGCCAGATGCATTTGATTGCGCTCTTCGGGCGTCAAGTCCGCGGTCGGATCGTTCGCAGTTAGATACAGGTTTTCCGCTTCCGCGCGCATTTCGCCAACACGAGCGGGCTGCTGTTCGATAGCAGTCAGCGCATTTTCCGCGTGCGCTGGGCCTGAATAGATACTGAGCAGTGCAAAATCCGCATCGGGAGCGGTAGACTCCTGCACGCCCTGGCGTATGTCCTGATAGGTGTTCAGATACTGCAGCGCCTGGGCGCCTACGGTCCGATTCAAAAGCCATCTACGTTGGCCGTAGTTGCCTAACCCGCTTACGTCTGCATCCATCAGGCCATAAACTACCGATGCTGCGAGCTCGCCAAGCGAAGCATCTAAGCCGGGAATAGCTTCTGTTTGCACAGCGTCGGCGGGCGCTTGTAGGGCAAAGTCCGCTACGTCCGCGCCGTAGCGCATGGCGCTTTGCATGGCATCTGTGAATGCCTGTCCCGGGCGCGTTTCCATGATGCGCTGTAAAGGCGTCTCGGTGTCTTCGGTTTGCCCATACGTGCCGCGCCGTTGGTCGATCGGCTCCTGCTCGTCAGTATAGCGCTGCTCCTCTTCCAGCTCCTCCTGTCTGCGCTGCTGGGCGCGCTGCTGGGCGCGCTGCTGCGCGGCACGATAGCCCGGCGTGTTTGTCCACCATTCGCCCACCTGCTCCATGGGCTCGCTGATGTCTTGCCCATACGCGCCGCGCATGGCGTCCAACTGCTCAGGCGCATCTTGTGGCGCAAATGCGTCGGTTGTTTGCTCCCAGCGATTCGACACCCAGTCGCTCGCCACCTGCCTGGCCCCAGCAAGGGCGCCACCCATGCGCCCCAACATTCCGGGTTCTTCCGGCTCCTCCGTGTAGGGTGCACCCGTACCGCCCTGCGCGCCCGGGGCTGCACCAAACACACCACGCGGCGCAGGTGGATAGGTGTCCTGGGACGTGCTGCCAGGCGGCTGCGTGCGTGGTCCACCGCGTTTCTCATCCGCTTCGCTCTCCTTTTGTGCCTCAAACGCCAAGCGGTTCGCACGGTCCTGTTCGGTCTCCCATTGCTGCGGACCTTTCGGTTGCCGAGTGCGCGGTCCGCCTTGGTCGCCCGTTAGTCCGTAGGGCCCAAAATAGCGGCGTTGCTGTTCCCGAAAATCTTCCTGCTGTGGGGTAATAGACGGCTGCGGTTCGTCGGGCAGTGGCGGCGTGGACGCGGTCGGCGCTGGATATGCACCCCAATCCGCCCACTCGTCCAACGCCGGATTCGGCTGTGGCCCTTGCTGTGGCGGCGGGGCGGGCTGTGGTCCCTGCACCGATGGCTGCATCCCGACATCGGGAGCGGCAGCCGTGGGTGCATATGTGCCCGTTGCCTGTATCTCCTGCGCGCCCGTGTCCACCACGGGCGCGGCGTATCCCACTTCTAACGGCGGCGCTGCGGCGGGCGCGGGGGTTGTGGTCCCTGCGGGCGCGGGGGTACCGGCTGACGCGGCGGGGGGCGGCGCGGGTACGGAGCCGGTCGTCCAGGCATCCCAGGTGTTTTGCCAGGGGTCGAGTTCGGCCGCGGCATCGGGCGGCGCGGCGGGGTCGGTCTGCTCCTCAAGCTCATCATCTTCTTCCTCTTCTTCCTCTTCTTCCCAATACTTTTTCGCCATGGTTTAATCCCAATTCTGTACGTACGTTGCCTGCGGCTGGCTGGATATAGCACGGCCATACGCGGCCATAGTCGCCGCTTCCTGCTCGGCCTGCAATTGCGCTTCAAATTGCGCTTGCTGCTGCGCCATTTGGGCTTGCTGATACGCCATCTGCTGCGCGTACTGCTCACGCTCCCAGCCCATCGACGATTCGTACTGCGATTGTTGCTGCGCCATCTGTTGCTGCTGGAGAGCTACCTGCTGTTGCGCTTCCCACTCGCTTAACCCGTACTGTTGCATCATCAAATCAACTTGTTGCTGCTGATACTCTTGCGTCCAAGCTTGTTGCTGCTGGGAGAGCGCCATTTCTTCCTGCTGCAAGCCGTACTGTTGCTGGTTCGTTTGCTGCTGATAGGCGAACTCTTGTTCCCACTGCTGTTGCTGCGCCATTTGCGCTTGTTGTTCCAGCGTCAGCTGTTCGCCCTGATATTGTTGCTGCCAGGCCTGTTGCTGCGCAGACAACTCGTACTGCTGCTGTTGTGCCTGCTGATTGTAGGCGAATTCAGCGGACCACTGGTCAGCGGCCATTTGCGCCTGTTGCTCCTCCAAACTTAGCGTATCGTACTGGTACGCCATGTTTTGCGAGGCAAGCCAGGCATCATACTCCATCTGGTCATAAAATTGCTGTGACGATTGATTCATCTCGTTTTGCCACTGGTAGGCGTTTTGCTGCATCTGCTGGTACGGCTGGATCATACCCATATATGCAGCCATGGCCTGCTGATTTTGCCCATCCGTACCCATCCAGCCGCTATAGTCAAATGGCATGCCCGTATAATGCCCGTAATCCTGCTGCTGCGCCGGATTGGGCGTGGGACTACCCACCTGGTAGGGGGAGTTGGGCGGCGGGCCGGTGTTCGCCTGCGCCGTGTTTTGCGTCTCCATCATCGCGTACATATCCGGTTGCTGTGTGGTATATGTATTGTTCCACGTCGGCGCAGCAACAGGCTGATACGTGCTAGATGTGGGTGCATTCGTGGTGGGCGCGGGGGGACTGTACGGATTGGATGCAGAAGGCGCGCTAGTCGTTGGCTGCGATACGTTTGCCGGTTTCACATTAGATTCCAACTGCGACGTAAACGCCGGATTATTTGGTTGGCTTGTACCGTCCGTAGTATAAATTGTCTTAGCCATTCTCATCTCCCAACATGGCACGTAACTCGTCCATCGTAATCTGTCCGCTCTGCAATTGCCCCAGCAGCCCCTGGAAAACCTCGGGCGGCGTATTGGGTGGCAGCCCCAATGCCTCAGGACTAATCTGGCCTTGTATTTCGGGCGGCATGGGACTATTCGGCATCACCTGGGACGCCTGCATGGGTGGCGCTTCGCTGCCCCGCGGCGGCCTCATCTGTGGGCCTGGTGGTGGACCAGATGGCCCAGTCGGCATCCCACCAGAGGATGGTGGACCAGCGCCCGGACCCGGTGGTGGGCCATTTCCCGGTGCTCCACCGGGCGGCTGCGGCTGGCCCTGTTGCGACATCTCCTGCATCATCTGTTTCTCTTGCTGCTGTATCTCTTGCAGTAGTAGTTTCCAATCTGGTATCTCCAGTCTTTCCGCTACAACTTCATCCCGTATGAATTCGGCGAGAGGCCCTTCTCCAAATGCCAGGGACTCCCAAACTAGTTTCTTTTCTTCGTTGCTGGGCAGATCCACGTCTGCAAACTTCTTACGGAACGTATCGCGACTGATAATGCCCATCTCCACCATGCGCAACGCGGTAACCATTTTCTGCAAGTCCTGGTCGGGCACTTGTGGCACAAGTGATACATGATTCTCATAAAAGCCGCTGACTTGCTCCGGCGTCAGAACGATATGCTGCACTTCGTCTGTGGCTTCGTTCAATCCCCACACGGCCACACCGTCATCCCCGCCGAATTCCTCTACCATCGCCAGTGCAATTTCGTTCACGGTGGAAATGGCAAATTCCAAGTTCTGGCGAAATGGATTGACGCGCCCCTTGGCGCTATCAGCCAGCAGGCTTACGCCAAACCCGGCCTGCACCTGGCCAGGAGCCTGACCGTACATGACGCCTGGGAACGTGGATTGCTGGTTGGCGCCCTGTACCATATTCATCATGGCGTCAGACATCGGCACGTTTACGTTGAACTGTATGAGTTCCGCTTCCGTGCGCGCCGGCATGGGCGTAGTCAGGCCCGGTCCGATTCTGATTTCGGGGGAGGCGTTTCCCGTCTCGCTCTTCAGCAAAATGGCGGGCCAAAAGTACCAGAGTAAACCCGTCGCCATCTGCGAAGCCAGGCGACATTGATACTGCCAAATGCCGTTTATAGGGTGCAGGATACCAAAGCCGCCATTTTCGCCCACCCCTTCAACGATGGGGATGTAGGGATAATCTGTCTTGGCGGGCTCCTTGATAAAGCACTCATCATCTACTGAAACCGCATTCCAGATTTCGCCTTCGTCAGTGGTATACCAGAAGTCCACCACTTCGCATTCGACATCCCAGCCCCTGCCCCCCTTCTCACGCGCGTCCCATTTGTCCCTTAGCTTGTCTTTGACATCGGGGTAGCGGTTTACGACGTCAATAATGTCCTCATCATACTTATGATAGGCCCATAGGGGATACAATGGCCCGCGCTTGCAGCCCACGTTGCGCGGATCGAGCACTCGGATGTTGATGGGACAGCGCCGCTTGCGCATCAATTTGGGCAGGCTGTCCTTTACCCACTTGATTTCAAAGCAGAAGCGGCCATACAGAAACGAATCGTGCTTAGCGGCTTCAATTACGTTCTCAGCCGCGTCGTAGCTGGCGCGCTGCCACAGCGACGTAAGAAACCGTTTGCGCTGTTCGGCGCTATCTTCGTTTTCCAGCGTGGCATCTTCCACGGGAATTTCGATTTTGGGCATGTTGGACAGCAGCCGCGCGCCCAAGTTCACCACATTGTAGGGGTCGGGTAAAATCACCTGTTCGCGCCCATTTTTTAGCGCAGTTTCCCGAGATTCCTTGAAAGGTTCCAGCGAGTACATGCGCTCCCACTGTTCCGCCATCATGCGCCAGTCGGCGCGCTCATCTTCTGTGCGCGACACGCGTTCTTGTATGTCTTCGATCTCAAGTTTCATTTAATACCACCATCCGCGATGAATCGGCGCTGTCAGCCGAGGTCGAATCAGCACCGGCCCGTTCCAGTCGTAGAGATAATAGCCAAGTGCGTTCAGCGCATGATCATTTGCCTTAATAGGACGTATTTTCTCGCTTTGGCCCTCCTTGTAGGGCGCATATTTGCGCAATAAGAACTCCCCGAGAATTCCCTGCGCTAATCCCTCTTCTGTGCGCGCCATTTTCAGCTTCTCGTCGAACAAAATCTTGGGATTCCCTTCCGAATCGGGCTTCAAATATAGATTTATCACCTCAATGCCATCTTCTACCCCGATTTTTTGCCATCTGAGGTCCACTTCTGGCGCGTATTTCTCCCAAATCTCCACTTGCGAGTAGGTTGCATGGTGCTGCGTGCCCGCCACATCGATAACGCCGCTGGCAACATACCGAAAAAGCGGGCGGGCACGCACTTTGGGAATAATTTCTTGCGCAATCAGGTTGCGCTCGTACACTTCGTCCAGTACATGCGCCCGATTCCCCACTTTTTGGCAGAAAAGCACGGCATACGCCCCGCCATACCCCGGATCTATCGCTAATTCCACCGGCAACGACTCATCCCATTGCAAATTGCGCACATGCCGGCGCGGGGAGAAGGCTTTATGTACAAGGCCATGCGGCTTGACGGGTACCGCGCCGCAGCGTTCCATAAACAAATCGGCTGGCATCTGCTCCTCCAGCTGCTGGATAGCTGGATCGTTGCGCCCGCCAGGGAAAATACGCGTGTTCGCCCATGTCGGCCAGCTATAAATGCGTATATGTGGGTGTGCATTCTCTCGGTATCGCTCAAAAAAGTCGGCATACCACCCCAAACTACTTTCAAATGTGCCTGACATCCACAGCCAGGCCCGGTTTTCTAGGCAGCGTTCTAGCAATTTTAGGTACACATCGTGTGGCTGCTGCGCGGCTTCCGCCATGACAATTCCGTGCGGAGCGAAACTAGCCAGCCGCCGCACATCATCGCTCGTTTTCGTCTCCACCTGGGCGCCCCACACCGTTTCCAGCTTGCAGCTACCCCGGCTTGGCACGCTGGGCCGCCCCTTGACAAAATCCAGAATCTCTAATGCCTCATGCACATAATGGAACTCGGCGCGCGCTTGCTCGTAATCGGGCCCCACTATCCAAAATAACGAATTTGGGATATACAACTTAGCGCACAATTCCATGGCAGCCCCTTTGGATTTTCCGGCCCGGATGCCACCCGCCACCTGTTTGATAGGCGCTGGATCGTCGTGCGCGTCCTGCTGCAAGCCATACGGCTCATATCCCACAGCACCCCAAATCGTATCCCGAAACGTTTGCGTTAACGCCTGGCGCGTGTCTATTGCCTGCATCACACCATCACCATTTGTACAAATATCAGCAGTGCTATGGCCGCCAATAGCGCAGCAATGGCGATTGTCCACGGATCGCCGGTGCGCACCCCGTTATTGCTGCGCTCAATCAATTTTCGGTTTTGCTGCACTGCCTCAGACAACCGCGACAGCTCTTCCGATAACCGGCTAACTTCTACTGCTAAATCATTCTCCACGCTGCCGTCCGAAATATAGCCATATATCCCCCCGTTGGGGTGTGTGCGACGAAATGCTTCGAAGAAATCCACGTGGCCCAATTGCTCCTGCCGCGCAATATGCTGATAGAAACGCAGTGGCATGCGCCAAGCGTCTGCATCATCCAGATCCAGCGTCGTGTATACCGCATTTGTAATACCGTGCGCCACCAGGTAGGTCGCAAACCGGGCAGAATTGCACATGTTGAAAAACACCAATTGTGCGCTGGCCATACGCGCTACGCTGCCTATATCGTGCATGTTCATAATCAATCCATCTGACAGCGCCAGCTTATCCCACTGGCCATCGTTAATCGTATGTGTAGCGAAATGGATAATATCGTATTCGTCATTGCGTGTTGATGCTTCGATGTGTTCGATGGTGACGGGTCCATTTAGTACAGTTGTTCGATGTAGTCTTGTAATTTCTCGAATTTCAGGAATTTGGTTTAACTCCACGCCGGTTCTGCCCGGTGCCACCAAAAGTAAATGCATGTGATACTCGAAAACAAAAGCGGCGCACAGGGAACAATCCCCATACGCCGCTGACAACCCTCTGCCGGTAGCTTATTTGTCGCGCTTTGTCTTAATGCAGCTATCAATATCTAAATATCGCTCGATTGCGCGCACGGCAATAATCAGCGCCTGACGCAGCGATAACAGCAATTCACGAGAGTTCTGCTTCTTCGACTCGCCATCCAACATGAAAACGCATCACCTGTACTATGCGCGTTGTGCCTGTCTCGGCGTCTGTGATGGTGTACGCGCCCGGCTCGTTGCTGTCCACCCCCTCGTAATCACAGTGCACCACTAACGCCTGCGCGGCAATCACCAGAGGCACGTTTTTGTCCCATGTCGTGTGCCAGTTCTCTTTCATAGCTCATATTCCCCGCCACACACAAAAAACACTTACCCGGCGCCCGTATGGGCGCCCTACGTTTATCAGCGTCTCGGCGCCCACCATATTAGGGCGCATCCAGTACACGCCCCGGCTGGTCTGTGGGTTGTAGCTGGCACCCTCGTACATATTCTCATGCGCCCATCCACTTTGGGCCGTTACCCGCAGTACCGACTCGCCCGGCCAGCCCACGAGGAATGGCGTCATTGGACGAAAGCCACCGTCCGCCGTCAATACCGCACCAAACAACGCATGGGCCGCACCGCGCTCGACAAACGAACCTGCCCCATAATCGTCTACAGCCCAGCGTGGAATCGAAAATTTCTCCGCACCCAGCTCCCACGAACCATTCACTGTGGTAAACACATCTCGGATCGCATAGCGCGTTGTACCCTCGCGCACCGGCTTGATGGCTAGCCCCATCTCTTCCCAAAATGGCGTACGCCGCTCTACGAACAACTCCGGTACATCCCCAGTGTCGCCTAGCAACCACAACAATTCCGCGCGCGCCGCGTTTACGTGGCCTAGTGCCTCTCTCAATCTCTCATCATCTCTACTCATGTCCACCTCGCGAATAGAAATAAAATAAAAAGAATCAGCGCAATATGGGATACAATGCCAGTCCACAAAAATAACACGACACCATACCCTAATTCATACACGTCCGGCTCTATGGTGACATCTTCGGTTATAGACACTTCTTTATCTGTTTCGTAATATCCGTTGTTGCTCATGTTGCTGACATGCCCTCATTAGCTTAATCGCCGCCAACATCAAAAATACACTCAGAAACCAACGCCGCCCCCCTTTTCTCTCTCTCAATTTTTGCCCCCCCTTGGAAAATCATAAAAAATGCACGAGGGTAGATACAATACAACAACAAACACACATAATTCTCCTCCCCCTACAACACATACACATACTACATCACATACATCAACACACTACTACTACATCACATACTGCTACCGCAGGTACATTTTCCTCTCTTTTACCACCCCCTCCCCCTCTCACATCATCACACACAAATTACAACACACACGAACGTCACGTCACACAGCACCATACAGCGAAAGACGCTCGCCGCTAGGCAGAAGGAAGGTGGCCCTTCCTTCCCCTCCAGCTTGCTCAGTCACGTCTATCTGTCAACCCTCTCCGCTGCGCTCCGATATTCATCCGCTGCGCTCCTGAATACTACGGGGTTGACAGCGCATCGATACTAGTCGGTTCTGTCGCTGGCTCCAGCTGCCGCCATAAAGTATCCGCCACACGCTCTATCGGTAATTGCGAGTCTCCGAAAAAGGGGGGTTTCTGGGAGACTTTACAGAAGAACGGATAATGCTCTAAAACCACCTGAATAGTCTCTCAAAACTGTCTCTCAAAACCTACTCTCCGAAAACATCATCGTCCATTAAGTTTTGAGAGACTGGCTCATCTGGCTCACTCATGCCTTGCAGCAGATTAATGAGCGCCAGCACGTGTGTATTGCTCTGGCCCTCCATCTGCACTGGCTTACCTACCTGATACTGGAGTATCATTTCAATGGCCGCTAAAATACCCCTGGCGCTGTTCGTCTCCTCCGCCAGCTGCAGAGCCTTCTGTAGCTTCTCGACCACAACGTCAGGGGGAAACGCGCTGCCTATCTGTGTTAAGTACTCCTCTTCCTTGGCCTTTGGTGGCCGTCCTGGGCCGCCAGAATTACCTGGAAGAAAATGTCCTCTTTCGTTTCTTTCTGGCACAATCCCCCCGTTTTTGTTTCGGGATAAACGGAAAGTTACAACTGCCTGCTTCCCTGCCTACCCGTGTCCGTCATACTGCCCACCCATATCCCGTGTCCGATGCAACATGTAACAGCATCCCTCTACCGCACTGCTGCACGCTCAGACAACCGCACGCAAGGAGACAACGTGCGTCCCTGGGCGAATTATATCATATCTACCGAATGAATAGTATATAGTTATCATTTTCTACCGAGCATAAGGTACAATACCAGTGTCGCAACAGCGAGCGGAGACGATACCGTTGGCGCCCTTCCTGTACAGTGCTATCGTCACGTCACGTCAGCTA